AACTAAAGTATTTGGTGAACAGGCAGCTGAAAAAGAAGCCTTTGATACACAACAAGCTGCTATTCAGGAAGATCCTAGAAACGCAGAACAATGGGGAATGAGAGCTGTAGTAAAAGAACTACAATCAGCTTTTGGAGGTGGTCTACAAGATACAGCTTCTTCTATAGTTACATTGCCCGAACGTTTAATGGATACAGCTACTGGAGAAATCCAGAGAGAGCAAGCTGAGGGTGGTTATGATACTGAATGGGATGATTGGTTTACCAATGATGATAATCCTATTGAAACCAAAACTTGGTGGGGAGGACTTATAAGAAGTGCTACTCACTTTGGTACATTAGGTGGTGCCGTTGTAGCTGCAGCTCCAGTATTAGGAGTAGGTGCAGGTGCAGTAGGAGCTGGTAGAGCGGTAACTGCTGTTGGTGGTGTAATGGCTAACCAATGGGCTAGAGCCGCTGCAGTTGGTGCCGCTACCGACTTAGTTTCTAAATACTCACAAGATGCTAATGGTTTACAAATACTTAGAGATAGATATGGTTTCATTGATACACCTCTAACTACTAATGATTTAGACCATCCCGCTGTTAAAACATTGAAGAATGTTGTAGAGGGTATGGGTATTGGTGAAGTAGCAAACGGTGTCTTCCGTATATTAGGTAAAGGAAAGAAGATGATTTTACCTGACGGACGTACAGTGGATAATGCAGAGGCAGGTATAGCAAAAGGTGCAGCTCGTGATCAAAGTATTTCTGATCAAGTACTAGAAAAAGGAAGAGTAGAGCTAGTTGAAAGAGGAGAAGGCTTTGGTGGTCATAAAAACAAGCCACTTGCTAATCCATCCCAGGGTGCCCCTACATCAACTGAAAATGTGTTACAGGTAAAAGATGACCTATCACGTACTAGGAAGGAATGGGGAGCCGAAGAAGGGTCAACTGGGTCCGTTACAACACCTACTAACCTAGAAGCTGCTACAAGAACCAATGGATTAGATGATTCTGCTTTAGATGCTATCTATAAAGGCTTAGTAAGTGATGCACGTTACCAAGTAACTATGCAACAACTTAGAGATGCTAGAATTACACTAAGAGATATTGCTGGTGATGCACTAGAAACCTTCCAACAAACTGGATTAGGTAGAGAAGCTGCAGATATTAGCCCTGAAGAGTACCTTTCATCTTACTTTGAGAATGCTCATAGGTATTTTGAAGACAGTCCAGAAGAAATGTTAGCTTGGACAACTAAAAATGTACAGGCTGCAGACCTTTTAGTAGGTTCTTTGGTACGTGAAATACGTGATTTAGGTATAGCTGGTAGGGAATTAGCCGAAGTAGCAGACCTTGGAAGCATAGATGGCCCTGCAAAAGCCTTATATGACAAAATGATTACTGCTATAAGTGGTATAAAACGTACAGAATTGCTTCAATCTGATGACTTTAGAGCTATAGGAGAGCAATTTGCTAACAATCCTAAACAAGCTAAGGCTAAACAGCTCGAATATGTTAACCAGAACATGAGTGTTCAGGTAGGAGAATCCATAGATGCCTTCCGTTTAGCTATGCAAGTAGCTGGTGAAGATGCAAATGATGACCTATTTAAGGCTATCTTTGAAACTGTGTCTATGAATAAAGATATACATAATGTTAAAGATTTTGATAACTGGATTAAAACTAAAGTAAAAGGTGGTGAGTTTAAAGGTCAGGTACAGAATGGAGTTCTTTTAAAAGAGCTACACAGAGTCATGCTTAATAGCATTCTTAGTGGCCCTAAAACTCCAATGAGAGCTATCATGGGTACTGGTAGTGCTACATTCTTAAGACCATTATCCCAAACTGTAGGAGCTGCTTTAAGGTTCCCATTTACTGGTGACGGTACTACACTAAGAGCTTCTATGGCATCAATCAATGCTATTAGAGAGTCGATTCCAGAAGCTTTTGATATATTTAAAACAAGACTTAATTCATACTGGACTGGTGATGTAGCTAGTATTAAAACTAGATTTGCAGAATACACTAAAGGTGATGAACAGTGGGAAATGTTCCGTCATTGGGCAGAGAATAGTGGTAGAGCTACAGATGGAGATAAAGCTTTATTTGCTTTAGGTAACATGGCTAGACAGTTGAATGATAATAGGTTTTTAACTTATTCAACTAAAGTCATGGCAGCTACTGACGATACATTTAGTTATATTCTACAAAGAGTTAGAGCTAAAGAGAAGGCTGTACGTGAAGCTTTAGATGCTGCTAATGGTGGAGCACACACTCAAATAGACGCTGCTGTATTAAGAGATGCTGAGAATAGATTCATGGCACAACTTACAGATCAAAACGGTAACATCCTTGATAAGAGTGTACAGTTTGCTAAAGAAGAAGTAACTCTCACAGGAGATTTAAGTGGTTTCCCTAAAGCATTACAAACTGCATTTGAACAAACACCTTGGACTAGACCTTTCTTATTATTTGCTAAGACAGGTGTTAATGGTTTAACTTTAACTGCTAAACATACCCCAGGTTTTAACTTTCTTGTTAAAGAATTTAATGATATTGCATGGGCAAAAGTTGATGACTTAAGTGGATTACAAAAATATGGTATTGAAACTGCTGAAGACCTTTTAAATGCTAAGGCATTACAAGGAGGCAGATTAGCCATAGGAAGTTCAGTTATATCAATGGCTGCTTTCCACTTTATGAATGGAGGATTAACAGGTAACGGACCAACTAACAGACAACAAAGAAAACTGTGGATGGATTCTGGTTATGTACCTAGAAGTATTAATATAGGAGGAGTATGGGTTGGTTATGATTCATTTGAACCGTTTAACCAAATTCTCTCAGCCATAGCTGATATTGGAGATCATAATCAGCTTATGGGAGAAGAGTGGACCAAGGATCAATTTGGAAAATTATCATTAGTAATTGCTCAAGCTGCAGCAAGTAAGTCTTATTTAGCTGGTTTACAACCATTTGTAGATCTATTTTCTGGACAACCTGGCGCACATAATAGAGTTATTGCAGGATTAATTAATAATCAAATACCTTTAGCTGGTTTAAGAAATGACATGGGTAAGGTATTTACACCTCATATGAAAGAGTTAAATTCAGGATGGCAGGATGCAATAAGAAATAGAAATTTAATGAGTGAAAAAGTAGCTGGACAACCTTTAGCTATTAAGTATGATATGCTTAATGGTCGTCCAATTAGAGATCATGATTTCGTAACAAGGATGTGGAATATGTTTATTCCTGTGTCTTTAAACCTAGACCAAGGTCCAGGTAGGAAATTATTATTTGATAGTGGCTATGATCTAAGATTATCAACGTACTACGGTCCTGATTCAACTGATCTATCAGACTCACCTCATTTAAGATCTAAATTCCAAGAATATATAGGACAACAAAACTTAGAACTACAACTAAATAAATTAGCGGCTGATCCTAAAGTACAAGCTTCTGTAGCAAAAATGAATGCAGATTTAAGAGCTGGTAGGAAAGAGATGGAACCAATGAAAGCTTATCATCATAATAAAATGATACATCGTGCTTTTACTAAAGCTCGTAAAGAAGCTTGGAAAAAAATGATGGCTGACACTGAAACTCAAAGGCTAATAGAACAAGCCAGAGCTAAAGAAATAGCTAACAAGAAATCTCTTAAGGAAACTCAAGGACTTTTCCAAATGAATAGATAACAGAAAACTTAAACAACTAAAAACTTATGGCAGCCACGTATACTGATAATGGGACCAATACACCAAATGGATCCCATTTAGAGTTTACATATACCTTTCCTGTAATATTAAGTACAGACGTTAAGGTATCACTAAACGGTGTAACTCAGGCAACAACTAAATATACTGTATCTACTTCACCCGCAAAGATAACATTTAATAATACCAGTGTTGATAGTACTGTACAGGAATCAACTGGTGCTCCTAAAACTGGAGTAACTGTACGAGTTTATAGAGAGACAGCTGTTGGTAAAAACACAGGGGACGAAGATCCTAAAGCTGTCTTTGCTGCAGGTAGTTCTGTAAGAGCTACAGACTTAAATAGTAACTTTGAACAAGTACTATTTGCTGCACATGAAAAACAAAACCAACCAATCTTAGCTGAAGATATAGATACTGATGCTGTTACTACAGCTAAGATTAAAGCTGATGCAATAACTGGAGCTAAAATAGCAGATGATCAGATAGATTCTGAACATTATGCAGCTGACTCTATAGATTCTGAGCACTATGCTCCAGGTTCTGTAGATGCTACAGCCTTAGCTACAGACGCTGTTATCACAGCTAAAATACAAGACGATGCTGTAACTACAGATAAATTAGCTAATTCAATTAATACTGCAATTAATGCTAATACAGCAAAAACAGGTAATGCAACCCATACAGGAGAAGTTACAGGTGCTACAGCTTTAACTATAGCTGATAATGCTGTAGTTACAGATAGAATAGCTAATGCAAATGTAACATTAGCCAAAGTAGAGAATGTTACAAACGGTCAATTCATCGTTGGAAACGGTAGTAATAGACCTACAGCTGTCGCTATGTCAGGTGATGCTACACTTGGTAATGATGGTTCTGTAACTATTGCAAGTGATGCAGTAGAAATCGGAATGATAGGTTGTGAGCAAACAACTCTTACTGACAGTGATTCACATCTTCCTACATCAGGAGCTGTTGTTGATTATGTAGCTGCACAGATAGCACCTATTGGTGGTCTTGAAGTTATAGCAACAGATGCTGTATTTCCTAATACACAACCTGCATCAGGTGTAGTTATATCTATAGCTGACGCTGGTGGATTAGTTGTTAATGGATCTGGTGTTAGTACTACAGGTAGAACTGTAGGTGGTTCAACAGTAACTATTAATAATATAGCTTCTAACTTTAACAATACCACTGTTGATGCTGGTGTTGCAATGATGGTTAGTTCTACTGGCTCTGGTCAAATATATAACTATCATAAAGCTACACTTAAAGAAGCTGATCTACTAAACCTTAGTGGTGATATAAACGACTTTGCTGAACGATATAAAGTTCATAATTTTGGAAGCGGAAACCCCTCTAATCCAGATGAAGGTGATTTAGCATTTGATACTGCAGCTAACAAAATGAAGGTCTATGATGGATCTGCATGGGGTGAAGTTGCATCTACTGGTGAATTTAAGTTCTTAGTTCCTGTTAATCCAGGTACAACAACTGCAGCAGATTGGGGTAACACTGGTTTAAGTGGTGGTAACTCTGGTACTAGTTGGGATCTTAAAGAGAGTACAAATAGTGGCAGTGCAGCTGCTATTACAAGCGCACTTCAATTACTTGTTAGTGTTAATGGTGTTGTTCAGAAAGCTAATACAGGTTCATGGAGTGGATCTGGAGAAGGATTCTATTTACAAGATGCAGATACAATTAGATTTGCTACAGCTCCTGCAGCTGGATCTAGTGTCTTTGTAATACAAATTGGAGCCGCTACAACATTAAATGTACCTGCAGATAACTCTGTTTCAGGTGCTAAGATAGCTATGGGTAGTGATGCCTCTGGTGATATTATATATTATAATGGTACAGATTACGCTAGATTAGCTAAAGGTTCGGATGGAGAAATTCTTAAGTTAGCTAGTGGTGTCCCATCTTGGGCAGCTGATGCAGGTTTAAGTACTGAAGAAGTACAGGATATTGTTGGAGGCATGGTAAGTAGCAATACGGAAACTAATATTGCAGTTACTTATGATGACACTAATGGGAAATTAAACTTTGCCTCTACAGATACCAATACTCAAGTAGGCGGAGCAACAGGTGTTGACTTTAACGATAATATTGAAGCTAGATTCGGTACAGGAAATGACATAACCATTGACCATACTGGTACCCTGTTCCAGGTAGCTGACGGAGGTCTTAGTAATGCATCTTCAATGTGGATTTCAACAGCTAGCAATGATGGTATTATCCTTGCCAACAACAGAGGTGTAGGTAATAGCTACATAGCTAGATTTTCTAAACCTGATGGATGTAAGCTATACCATGACGCGAGCCAGAAATTAGCTACTTCAGCCACTGGAATCACCGTAACAGGAACAGTAGCTGCAACAGCTTATACAGGTGATGGTTCAGGTTTAACAGGATTAGCAGCTGGTGCTACAGGAGGTAACTCAGGTGCTAACGCTATATTCTGGGAAAATGAACAAACAGTTACCCATGATTATACTATTGGTAACAATAAAAATGCAGGTTCCTTTGGACCTATAACTATAAATTCTGGTGTCACCGTTACGGTTGGTGCTGGTGAAAACTGGACGGTAGTTTAATGACAGTAACAATTAACGGTAACGGGACCATAACCCCGACAAGTGCTGTCCAACCAGCAGGGTCGATTCTTCAAGTACTTCAAACAACAAAAACAGATACATTTTCAACTTCTAGTTCATCTTATGTTGATGTAACTGGTGTTTCACAGGCAATTACACCT